TGCGGACATGTGCGCTTGAAATGGTCATGGTTTTCGCACCACAAAGGATTGGTCATACATCCGTCACCCCCATCTCTTTGAGGATGTCGCGGGCGCGTTGGCCTTGATTGATCCAAAGTTCAGACGGCCAGTTCATGTATTTGATGTCATACGCATACCACCGCAACCCCTCGATCAGCTTGTCCCTGTCCTGCTGTGCGGATAGGAGTTGTTCTTCCAGTGAGTCAATCTCTTTCCACGCTTCCTCTGCTTTTCTTCTTGCTTCGTCCCGTGCCTCCAGCAGTTTCCGGTTTTCCTCTTGCAACTGCTCTATGATATTAAGTTGTCGTTCAATCGTTTCTCCTCGTTGATCAAACAATTCCAATTCTTTTTCGGCGCGGTCGAGTTCGGAGAGGAGGAACGGAATCCATGTGCCAGCATAATCACTAAGCACCGACAACGCCCGATCATACTCCGTCTCGCTTCCTGCGCCCATGAAACGTGATACAGCTTCCCGAATCTCCGCGATCTTCTTTTCCCGATCCAAGGTCATCCCTCCAATACCTTCACGTGTGCGCCGCATTTCTTGCATCTACCCGTGCCCTTCCGCATCTTGATTTTTGATCCGCACGATGGACAGTTCATTCCACGTTCACCCCGATCTCTTTGAGGATGTCGCGCAAACGCCTTTCGGCGACTTCGTATGCTTCTGCCATGCCAAGCTGATGATGGTCACAATCGATGTCATAGTTTCGATGTGCCTTTTGATATCGTCTGTCCAGTTCTTTCATGTAGTTGTGCAACCCCTCGATCAGCTTGTCACGTTCTCGGTTCACTCGTTCCAACTCGTTCAGCAGGAAACCAAGCCATTCGGGGGCGTTGGCGATTAACAGCCCATCTTCCGGCCCTACTGTGTAACACACAATAACATCCGTTTTGTCTGCGTAAATATCATCGTAAATATCATCATATACCCACGGCCCCGGCGTTGCCGCATCCAACGATTTACGTATCTCTGCGATCTTCTTTTCCCGATCACTCATGCCCGTCGTCCTCCTTCGTTTGCTTTCATCCAGTCGGGAAACTGAACCTTCGTGTCGCAAGTATTAAACGTCCAGATAACCACATTTTTATGATTGCAAACAGCGTTCGATCCAAGTTGTTTTCCGCACGTCAGACATCTTCCAAAAACATCAGTCTTCATCGCCCGTCGTCCTCCACCTTCTCCAGTTTGTCGATGCGGTATTGCGCCCAACCGTTTTTGAGTTTTTGTTCTCTCCACTGTATCTCCGGCGGTTTGATGTCGAAGGCGCCGGATTCAATTTGCGGAATGATTTCTTTCGTGACATACGTGCTGTCAAGGCTTTTGAGCCACTTCAATAACCTTTCACGATCAATCGCGTTCATGTTCATCCTCCCCATCCATCACCGCCAGAAGTGCGGCTTTGCAACGTTGTTCCGGTGTGGCGTGGATCAACATGCACATTTTTCGAATGTCCGATATGTCCTGAACTTGACTATATCCGAATACAACTGATGCCAGAGCGTGGACATACATCGAAGGGTCTTTCTCGATTACTTTTGTTTCGGCTTCAAACGCTGCGGCTATGTCGGTGGAAGGTTTAAAATCCTTTACCAATCCCTTATGGCAATGAGTATTAGGATTGATTTCTTCCCACCAATCGGTCTTTAACCAGTTCGTTTTCCACCCCATCACCTTTTCAGCCACCAGCGCATCCAACTCCCGCCCCGGCTTCAGCTCCAACAATTCATCCCGCGTCATGGTTCGGTTCCTCCTCAGTCTGCATCAAAATACATTTCGAATTCTTTTCCACATCCATCATCAAATTCGTCGTCGCATTTTAGGCGATAAACATTGCCGCATTCTGGGTCTTCTTCCATCCATTCACGACCACAGTATGGGCATTCCACATATACGCCAATATGGGTAACTTCTGTATCCGCATATGTTCGATAAATGCGTTTCAACCCCGTTTCTCCTCCAATCCAGATAGTCGCTTAATATTTTGATACTCGGACAATGCTATTTCTTTCTTATCAGTGACCAGCTCAGTGACCATCGCCGCTCTCAGGCGTTCCATCGCCAACTTCCACTCCAACACCTTGCGGGCGACTTCTTCCCGCGTCTCCGAAACTTTAATATAGTCGTCATCAGGCCCGAAAAGGATGTGGGTAAAATTCTCATCCTCGATTACTGCTTTGATAAGTTCAGGACTTACACTTATGGCTTTTCCGCTTATATACGTCAACCGTATCATGCGTTTTCCTCCTTCAATTCCGTTTCAAGCCGTTCTATCTCCGCTCGCTTGCGTTCCAGAAATTCTTCGAAATATTCAGGGCAGTTCCAATACCGTGACCCAATCCCTCTGATGTAACCTTTTTCGCGGTACTCTGCCAAATCAGATTCGTAGGAACTCTTCATCAGGCGTAGCCGGATTTCCTTGGCTTCCTTACTCATCTTCGTCCCTCACATGGTCAAGCAGCATGATTCCAAGCGTTTCGGCACAGTCGCGGCATAGAAAGATACTGTCTCCGCTTATTTCGACAAGCATGTGCGTGATATGTTTGTTCGGATATTTGCAGGAGTCGCATTTCCAATTGGGTTGATGAGGCGTTGAAATCCTTATCATGCGTCTTCGTCTCCTTTCAGCAGTTCGGAGTTGTCCCATGTGTTGCCGATGACAACGGGGTGTATGTGGCTGATGACCATGAAGTATTCCGTTTTTCTCTTTTTCTGTCTGATGGCGAAGCGTGCTTCACCATTCACCCAGTAAACCCTAAATATCCTGTCAAACTCATCTCGGAGTATGTCTCCTTCATAGATTTCCCGTCCATTCCGGTCTTTCAGGCCGGTATATTGCCCGACCGTTTCGGGATCGACTTTATACCAAAACTCGGTGTTGAAGTATTCGTCGCTGAATTCAACAATATCTCCGACAATGACATCATTGCCAATCAGATACCCATACACCCATTCGCCGGTGTCTTTCCGCTTTCCGCGATACATGGTTCAGGCTCCTTTCCCGGAATCACATTCCATGCATAAACTCACCCATTCCGCTCCGGTTGGTTCGGTTGTGGTGGAGAAGGTATCACATAGATTCGACTGTGCGTTGACAACAGCGGATTTGTCGCAATCGCCCTGCCAAAAGCTGTTGATGGTTTCATGCAATTTTATTGCCGCTCGTATTCACTCATTTGTGTTCGCTCCTTTTCAACCGCTCATAATACCGGAAAGCTTCTTCGATTTGTTTGATGGTGATACCCTTCGCTTTAAGTGTTCGGATTGCTTGTTTTACCGCTGGATCGCTCATTTTCTTTTCCTGTTCCGAAAGTGGACGGAAATCAAATTTGCTCACTTGTGTTCGCTCCTTTCACATCTCACATTTCCCTGTAGGACAGTCGTTGCCGTAGACGGTGGATTCGTCGGGGAAATCTCTTATCTCTACGATCCATCCGCATTTACAAGTGCGCCGAAACAAGTTTTCTTCGATCTCCAATGTTCCTTCTCCGTTCCCGATGTGTTCATTTCCGCATTCTGGACAAACCGAGTATTTTTTCAGGAGTCCAATCGACTTAATGAGTTTCATCCCTTTTCCCTCCCTCAAAATAGCGTCAGTTGCCCTTCCGGCACTGTCTCAAACAGCCACGTTTCGAACCGTTTCCGCTGTTCTTCCGTCACTTTCGCCCATCTGTCCAGCCCGTTCAGTTCTCGCCATTCCCGCCATTTGCTGCTGATCCAGAGGATGTATCCTGTCACATTTCCAGGATCGGCGCCGGTATGGAGAAGATAGGCGCGGAAGTAGGGTTGGAATTCGTCATACTGACCACTCACGATGACCGTCTCCTCTGCCAAAGTCCGTATTGACTGGCCCACCCGATGACTGTTGGTACGGTCACACCCAATATGTCCGCAATCTCAGACGGCGTGTGATACGGCCACAGACGGATCAGATCGTAAACCTTGCGCGAGCTGAGCGTCCGGCGCTGCAACTCCCGGGCGGCGGCGTAGCGTTCATCGAGCGGTTGGCTGTCATCTACGGCGATTTGGTAGAGTTGTTGTTTTTCCGTCATCTCAATGCACCACCGTTCGCTCCTGCTCCTCTGTCTCCGGCAGCACCCATACATCATTCCAGCTCATCTCAAAGGTGATGCCGGCTTCGGCGGTTGCAATGGCGATCAGGATCACATTTCCCATCGCCTCAGCAGCCGGCACCGGAACTGCATTCCCGATGTATTCCCGGGCTTTCGCGTCGCTGCATCCATCGAGCTGGAACGGACGCCCATCAGGAAGGTGCGTCGGGAAGCCCTGAAGCATCGCCAACTCGTATGTCGTCAGCGGCCGGTGCCATGTGCCGTCCTCGGCGATGATTACCCATGTTCCTGACTCGTTGTCCTCCGGGATTCGCGGGTCGGCGACAGCCGCCGATCCGGCGTGGATGTCTCCGGCGCCGATGACGGTTTTCGCGGGCTCGTCCCACTTTTGGACGCCCATCGTGCCAGACCGGGGCGAGCAGCCAATGCGCGGGTCGGCAACACTCGACGCCGACTGCATGATCCTGCTGTTGCCTCGGATCGTTTTCGCCGGTTCGTCCCAATCCTGGACGCCGTAGCAGTCGGGCATCAACTCAGTCTTCACGCGCGGATCTGCTATCGCTGGCGCGCCGCTGCCGAATCTCGTGCCGGTCACAGTCGGCGAAGGTTCGCCCATCCGCACAACTCGGTACACGCCCGGATGCTTGCCTTCCCGAGCCCGCAATCGTGGGTCACTGATCGTTATCGCACCGTTGTTCGGCCTGTGTGCACCCGTGACGCACGGGGCGGGCTCATCGTACCGGACCACCCGGTAGATTGCGGCGTGACCGTTGGCGTCAAGTCCGATGCGCGGGTTCGACACCGCTGCAGCGCCATTGCTCCGTCCAAGTCCGACTGTGGCCGTCACCGTGCGGGATGGATCGTCCCACTGTTCGACCGCGTATGCGCCGCCGCGCGCCTCGTGCTCAATCCGGTACCGCTGCCAGTCGATAGCATTCAGATCCCGCCAGTCTCCGCCGGCCGGTATCAGCGCCAGCCGCACCCACGTTTTCCACTGGAGCCGCGGTAGCCGATGCATCGGCCCGCCGGCCGGATCGTCCGGCAGCGGGAGCGGCACGAGCACATCGCCGATCGTCTTGAGCGGCTTCTTCGGCGGCAGGTAGCACCAATTCGGTACGCGCTTCTGGTTCCGGGCCAGCAGCAGATAACGCATCCGATTCTGGCCGAGCCCGCCGATCTCTCCGAGGTTGTGGTCACTTCGCATATCTACCGCGTACCCGTATCGCTCGAGCAGGCGCTTGATGCGTTGCAGGATGTCGGCCCCCCGGGACGTGATTCGTGGCACGTTCTCGAAGTGGATGAACGCCGGAAGCTCGCCGTCGCCGTACCTCACGCAGGCTTCGAGGCACAGTTCCAACCCGCGGATCGTGAGAAGGTTCAGCGCCTGGTACTTCGCTGACCGCGCCGACTTTTCCGGAAGCAAGCCGCTGAATCCTTTGCACGGCGGCGAAAGGAACAAGTAGTCCGGCACCTGCTCCTTGAATGCCATCCAGATGTCCTGCGGCGTCGCCTCCTGCCACTCCGCCGGCGGCTCGTGGCCGAACCATTTCCGGTACTGGTCACGGTCGAACAGGTCCATCTGCACGGCCGTCTGCTCGCCGGTGATGATGTCGTGGTTCCGGCATGCGACCGGGTCGAAATCAATCGAGCAGAGGATTTCCCACCGGTACACCTTGCCGTAGGCTTCGACCAGCGAGCGCTTCAGGCCCGCTGAGAACCCGCCGATTCCGCCGAATAGAATTGCTGCTGTGCGAATCTCTGTCACGCTTCCACCTCCACCATCTGCGCCGCCCTCCGGCGCCTATTCCTTTCGATATGTGCCCTGGACATCGACTCATGTCCGTATTTCTCGCCGCGGAATATGATGTGATATCCCTTCAGCAGGTCGTCAGCCGAGACATCCCATCCTCGTTCCTTTGCCGCTTTCGCCGCGAATCCGGCCATACGGCAAAACCGCCGCATATGCGCTTTCCCCGCCGTTTCAAACCACTGAGGATCTACCATGCCTCCACCTCCACAAGTCGCAGCGTAGGGTAACGCCGCTCGAACATCTGCCGCTTCATGCGATATTCCCGCGTCCGCATGCCTTTGACGTCCTCGACGGTCACGCTGCCGTCTGCCCAGCAGATCAGAAAGTCGGCGATATATTCGATCTTCCCGAAGGAGACGGTGCCCTTCTGAAAACCCTCCTGCAGCAGAAACCGCGGCTGAAGGATGAACCATTCGATCACGCCGGCTTGCTGGAGGGCTTTCAGTTCGCAGTACCGGTTCGCCTCAGCCTGTGAGTCGAATGTGATACCGTCGACCTTCGTTTTTTCGTTCCGGTACTTGCTGCGCTTCTTGCCGGCGAGCATCGCTCGGTATTCTTCGACCGTCATCCGTTCCGTCATGCCCACTGCCTCCTCCGGTCCGGCCCCTCCCGGCGCGCTGGCTGCTCACCATGTCCGCGATCCAGACTGACGAACTTGTTGAAGTTCTTCAGGAACACGAGCTCGACCGTGCCGACCGGGCCGTTCCGCTGCTTCGCGATGATGATCTCGACGATGTTTTTGCGGTCGGTATCTTGCTGATAATAGTCCTCGCGGTATAAGAAGGCTACCACGTCCGCCGTCTGCTCGATTTCGCCAGACTCCCGGAGGTCAGAAAGCATCGGACGCTTGTCCTGCCGCTGTTCGACCGCCCGGCTGAGCTGCGACAGGGCGATGATCGGAACATTGAGTTCTCCGGCAATCTGCTTCAGGTTGCGAGTGATTTCCGAGACTTCCTGTTGCCGATTTTCGTTCCGGCGTCGATTCCCTTTGATCAACTGCAAGTAGTCGATAATCACCAGCCCGAGACCGCGTTCCTTCTGCAACCGCCGGCACTTCGCCCGGATCTCGCTTGTTGAGATGGCGGCACTATCGTCGATATGGATTTCGCGTTCCGAAAGCGCTGTGACCGCCATCGTCAGCTTTTCCCAATCGTCGTCAAATAGGTTTCCAGTTCGCAGACGCGCCGAATCGAGGCTAACTTCCGCGCAGATCATCCGCTGGATGAGCTGACGCGTCGACATTTCGAGACTGAACACGGCAACGGTATCGGTCTTTCCGACATGTTGTGCTATGTTCAGCGCGAATGCCGTCTTCCCCATGGATGGTCGGGCTGCCACGATGATCAGGTCGCCCTTTTGGAAGCCTGCCGTCATTCGGTCGAGATCCGTGTAACCCGACTCAATGCCAGTGATTCCGCGGCCGTCGCGGTTGTGAAATTGATGCTCAATGCTCTCGTAGGTCTCAACCAGCGCCGATCCGATCGGTACGAAATCCTTTTTCGGCGTAATCTCATCGCCGAGGGACGCCGCAATCTCCTGAACTTTGGCCACGAATTCTGAACCTGATCCCGCTGGCGAATTTGCCAGCGACCGGACCGCATAAGCCGCGCGCCTGTGTACGCTGTGTTCTTTAACCGTCCGGGCGTAGAACTCGACATTTGCCGCCGTCGGCACGATGCTCAACAGTTGGGAAAGGTAGTCGACGCCTCCGATATCAGCAAGCCGCTGCTTGTCTTGGAGTGCTGCGGTCAACGTTACAAGGTCAATCGGCTGGCCTTCCTCGTCGAGCTCTATCATCGTCTGGAAGATGGTCCTATGCGCCGCATGATAGAAATCATCAGGCTTTAAGATATCGGCTGCCGTAATCAACGTCTCTTGCTCCAACAGGATTGAACCGAGGACGGACTGCTCCGACTCCGTACTGTGCGGCGCGATCATTTCCCCGGGCGGTTCAGGCGGAAGGGGATGGCTTTCGTGCAACACGTCTTGCAAGGCGCCTCATCTCCTCCCGAATATGATCCGGACAGGGAACCGCTGTCTCCCGCCATCGCTCCATCTCGGCGAGCATCTTCCGCGTTTCTTCGACGCCGGGGATCGTTGAGATTTCCGGATCCTGACGGCCGGCCCGAATTTCCGCGATGGTAGGCGGATATTTTTCGTTCCTGATGTGACGATCAACGTTCTGATCCGCGAGTTCAAACGGAATGTCGTTCAGATACCGATATGCCTCATTGACGGCTTCAATGCTGGCGTCAAACGCCGGGAAAAACCGCTTGATCTTCTTGAAAAGGCGGGCGATCTCGACTTTGTCCACGTCGCATCTCCTCCTCTGCGATAAACTTATCGAGTTCGTCGAGCTGTTGTTGCTGGCGCGATTTACGCACAGGATCACCACGATTCTGTCGCGCAGCGTCATGTGCGTCGTCCAACTTGATCGCTTGCTCCAACGTCCGAACGCCGTTCTTGAAGTAGTTCTCAACGATGGCGCGGATGAACTTGAAGTTGTACCCGGTTTTTCCGGTGTCCGAGGCTCGCTCAAATGCCCGAATAATGACCGCCTCATCCATGCCATCCTCGATGTAGCTGGAGAGTTGTTGGCTCTGCATGGGATTGCAGTGGAAACCGAACACCCGTTTGTGTGCTTGTTCGAATGTCTCGCGCGCGGGTGCGTTATCCATCAATCCATCATTACTTGGTTTAGGTACGGTTAGGGTTACGTCAGACGTCCGTTCGACGTCCTGCGGATGTCCGGCGGATGTCTTATGGACGTCCTTTTTCTTTCGTTCTTTTCTCTTCCGCTCAGCGTCAGCAATGCGCCGCTCGATCAGTTTGCCGGCGTATTCATACCAGTCGTGGATTGATAGGTTGCCGTCATCGCCCCGATCAACGAACCCGGAATCGACGAGAGAATCGACAAAAAGTCCGGCATCACCCGGCCAGTCAGCAGCAATCGCGATATCTTCGGGGTCACAGTGGGAGAGGTCTCCGTCCTGCGCATATTCCATCGCCCACCACCAAAACAGATGCAGATGGCCGATTGCCTGAGCGATGTTGATATTCAATTTTCTGGCCAACTTCAATGTTTTGGGGTGCTTGGCCAACCCCTGATGACTCTCAATCCATGCCACTTCGATCCTCTCCCTGTACCCTCATCAGGCCGGTATTACCTTCTTCGTGCCCGTTAACCGATGAATCAGATGCAGTTCCCCCGGCGGCGCCTTCGCAATGAGCCAATTTTCCGGGTTGAGCCCCATGCCGGCGATCGCTTTCTTCTGCCTCAGCGTAGGCCGTTTCCCCTGCATGATCAGCCCTCCAATCACTTTGCAGTCCTAAGGATGGGTTTGGTTAATGCGTCTTCCGCGCTCCAACCACGCTTAATCCTTCCGAGAATAACGTCGTAACTGATGCCAACGATCTCAGACCATTCAATAATGTTCTTTGTCTCTCCGTTGAAGGTTAAGGTCAACTGCGCTGTCGGACCGGTCTTAACAGCACCGACCGGAACAGTTAACACCCTTTCAATCGGCCACCCATTAGCGAGTCTTCCTCTGATGGTTTTTTCACTGATTCCCGTAATTCTCGCCCATTCAGTGACCGTCGCTATTTTTCGGTTAAATTCAAGAAGTCTATTGTTCCGTTTGTTATTGGATTGCGTTAGCCGTGATACCCACCTGCAGTTTTCTGGGCAATATGGGCCATTGTTGTCGATACGATCTAAGGTAAGTCCATCTTCGTAACCATTTCGAAGAGCCCAGTTAATGAACTTTTCCGAATCCAGCCATTCATCGCATACGGTTATTCCGCGGCCTCCGTAATTAGGGAAATTGGTCGCCTTTGGA